ATACCTTAAATGATCGACTGTCGGGCTATGATCCTAATGTACCTCTAACAGTCATTGATGCTGATATCATCAAGAAGTATATTGCGGAGCAGTCCTCCACAATTCCTCATGAGTTGTTAGAGAATGGGCTCGACCTAATTAAGGAATATGCAAATAACGAAGCTGATAGCTAAGAACTTCTATTCGTTTAGAAACTTAGAGTTAGACTTTTCCGACATGTCGGGGATCGTCAGGATTCTCGGTAGGAACAAAGATAGTGGTGGCTCTAACGGTGCTGGTAAGAGTGCTCTGTTTGAAGCCATCACCTGGGGCATCTATGGCACCACGATCAGGAAGTCTACGGAGGCTGCTCTAGTTAACGCTCAGGCGGGCAAGGATTGCTCTGTATGCGTTATTTTAGAGAAGAAGGGTATTGGCACGGTTAGAATTACACGAGCTAAAAGGCCCACTTCTCTAGATGTAGAAATCAACGGAAAGCTGGTAAATAAGGCCACTGCAACTCAGACTCAAGAATATCTTGAAGGTCTGTTAGAGACCGACTACAAGTCTTTCTTGGCTTCTGTAGTATTCGGCCAACATTCCACGTTTACGTTCCTTGATTCGTCACCAGAAGATAAGCGCAAGATCATCAAGAACTGCTTTAATCTTGATGATATCTTCTCTAAGCGTGCGTCTGTAAAGCAACTAAAGTCTTCGTATCAGGGTGAGCTAAAGGTCATCGGAACGTTGCTTGCGAACCTTATAAACGAGAAAGATCGTCTTGAGGCAGAAGTTCCTGACAAGAAGTATAAGCTGATGAAGCTACCCAGCTTAGAGAATATTCTAAAAGCTGAATCCAAGATAGTAGAAAATGAGAAACACATAAGAGAAAACCAAAGGGCAGTAAAGAAAGAACGTGACCGTCTTCGTAGAATTAACGACTCAATTAAAGAAGGAGTCTACAAGGACGAAAAAGAGTGCCACGTATGTAAGAGCACCTATACAAAGTCTCAGACAAAAACTGATCTCGATAGTCTCGTTGCAGAATCTAAAGTTCTCAAGTCTCAATTGGAAGATAAAGAGATTCTTATACAAGACTTAAGAGACATAAACGAGACATATAAACCTAAGATCTCTTCATCTGAGTGGGCCAAATATAATAAGAAAAATAAACAGATAGAAAATGCTCAAGGCAGTATACATAGACTATCCCAAGTATCAAAACAGTTAGAGGAATACGAGTCTAAACGTCTTGAGCTTGAGTCTTTACTTGAAGTTATGAAGTTCTGGGAAATAGCTTTCTCAGAGAAGGGTCTTATTCGCTACATTATCAGGAACATTTTGGATTACTTTAACTTGAGATCTAACGAGTATGCTTCGCTTCTGACCAATGGTCAGTTCTCGTTAGAATTCAATGATGAGTTGTCTGAGACCATTCGCAACAACAACGTGGAGACCAAGTATATTTCTTTATCTGGAGGTGAGAAAAGGAAGGTTAACTTGGCTATAATGTTAGCCCTCCAAGATCTTAGCTCTAAGATTTCGAGAACCGATTGCAACCTCTTGTTCTTCGACGAGGTCTGTGATAACATCGACAATCCTGGTATCTTGGCCGTGAACAATCTTCTCCGAATGTTAGAATCCCAGAATCCAGAGAAGAAAGTTCTAGTGATTACTCACAACAATTATTTACAGGAACTTCTGGGAGACACAGACGCAATTACCGTCAGAAAACAAAAAGGAATTAGTAAGGTTAGTTATGGCAATTAAGCAGTTGGATAGTATGGGTCAAGAAATCTTCATGTCGCGTTACGCCTACCCTGGTGAAACGAAGTATGCGGAGAGATGTAAAGCAATGGCAAAGCATGTTGCTGCCGTCGAAGGCGATGAAGAGATTGAGAAGTATGAGAAGAAGTTCTACGATGCTCTGAGCACGGGTGATCTCGTCCCTGGTGGTCGAATCATTTATGGTTCAGGACGTAGCCAACAGAACCTTCTCAACTGCTACGCCATCGAACCTGAGGATACTGTTGAATCCATTGGTAAGACCATTCAGGACATGTATCGCATCTCTTGTGGAGGTGGCGGTATTGGATTCAACTTTTCCAAGATTCGTCCGAAGGGTGACGATATCGGTAATGTGAAGAACTCCGCTCCCGGCTCTGTGTCGGTGATGAAGATGATTAACGAGGTAGGAAACCATGTCAAGGCAGGCAAGAACAGACGAACCGCTCTTATGGCGGAGCTTAATGTGGATCACCCTGATCTACTGGACTTTTTGCACATTAAGCTGGATCTCTCAGAGCTTACAAACTTCAACATTTCCGTTGCAATCACAGATAAGTTCATCGAAGCCTGTGAGAACAACGAAGAGTGGGAGTTTAAGTTTGGTAACAAGAAGTACCAAGTTTACTCTGCCAACAGAATCTCAAATGATGGCCATTCGGAGATCATCAACATCGTTGCGCTGTCACCAGAAGATGCGGAGAGCCGTGCCAAGCAGCACCACCTTCGTCTCTGGGATGACAGGTTTGAAGACATCCAAGAAGTGAGCTTCAAGGCTATTGATCTGTGGAACCGTCTGTGGGAGAATGCGGTCAAGTCGGGTGAGCCGGGTATCTTCAACCTGTCTCTTACGAACCGATACACCAACATGTCGTACTTCCTCCGCATGAACGCCACTAACCCTTGTGGTGAGATTCCGCTGGATTCGTATGCTAACTGTTGCCTGGGTCACGTTAACCTCGCTAACATGGTGAACGAGGAAGGTGACGATCTGGACTGGAACCGTCTTGCCAGAACTATTCGAACTGGTATTCGTTTCCTCGACAATGTGCTGACGGCTAACCACTATCCTCTTGAGGAGTGTAAGATTGCAGGCGATCGCTCGCGTCGTATTGGTCTGGGCACCATGGGTCTGCACCACATGCTTATCAAGCTGGGTGTGAAGTATGGCACCGACAAGTGCATTGAGTTCCTTGATCGTCTCTACACAACTATTAGAAACGAAGCTTACCTTGCCTCGGTTTACATTGCCCGTGAGCGTGGTTCGTTCCCCGAGTTCAATGCTCGCAAGTATCTCAACGAAGAGTTCGCTAAGACTCTGCCTGCGCGTATCCGAATGCTCATTAAGGAGCATGGTATTCGCAACGCTGTGATGCTTACGGCTGCTCCTACGGGGACTGTCTCCATGGTGCATGGTGCCTCGACTGGTATCGAGCCGATCTTCGCTCCGATGTATAACCGTCGCTACCGCGAGGGTAACACTTGGAAGTCGCAGATGGTTCTCGATCCCATGTTTAAGGAAGCTCTTGTTGACGGTGGCGATGGTCGTCACATTGTTGGCTCTTACGATATCACCCCTGAGCAACACATGGCTGTCCAGGCGTGCATTCAAAAGTATGTTGACAATGCGATCAGCAAGACCATCAACCTGCCTAATGATGCAAACCATGAGGTCGTTTCCAAGATGGCTCTCAAGTTCGCACCTTACCTCAAGGGCATGACGGTCTACCGTGCTGGTTCGAAGGGTATGGAGCCTCTCGAAGCTCTCCCTCTCACTGACGAAAACATCGCCAAGGCAAAGCAACTTGTCGCTACTGAGCAAGCTGAAGCCGAGCGTGTGATGGGTTCCTGCACGATTGACGGGGAGTGTGGGGCGTAATGCCTTACTACAATTACTACTGCTTGGAATGTGAAAAGGAAGAACTCCGTCACATTCCAATCGTAGACGGGACCTACACTGAACAAGTTCTCGTTAGTAGTCTCAGTCAGGAGGAAGCTGATGCTCTTCCTGATTGGGATGATCCTAGAGATTACGAAGTTTATGAAGAGGTTGAGTATGGTAACATGCCTCCTGATGTGGTAAAGTGCTCATGTGGACATACTGCTGACCGTCTCGTTACTAGTGCCCCAGATATCAAGCATGGTCGTAACTCTTACCATGCAAAGAAAGAACGTCGTAGATACGCTATAGAAGGTATGGATAAAAAACAAGCTGAGACTTTCTACAATGAATCTATGGCTGCTACAAAGGAAAGAGTTAAGTCGGGCCACCAACACTACAAGAAAGTTGTCCCAAACTACAAGGTCTTGGCCGAGCAAGGACAAGTTCGCAAGTTAAACGATCAAGAGAGAGCAGACAAAATTCAAAACTTAAAAAACACAAACCGTGTTCTGACCAAAGACGGTACCATCGGAAAAGCAGCTAGGAAAAAGTAAACCCCAGACCTATCATACACTATGCCCTACCACATCAGCGACAACACCAAGCGTGGTTGTCTCTATCTCCTTAAGAAGGACATTGAGTTCTTCTCGGAGATTGTTCCTCTTCTTAAGCCTGACTACTTCGACTTCCCTGCATACAAGAATGTTTTCTTGGGTGTAAGGAATTACTACGACAAGTATCGTAAGCTCCCTTCTGATGGTGTTCTGCCAGACTTCATCAATGCAAGTGTGTCTGGTGCCGCAGATGCAGGTATAGACTACGAGAATACTATTGCTGAGATTAACACGATTGATAAGTCGTGTCTTGGTGATCGTGAGTTCTTGCTTGATACTGTTGAGGAGTTTGCTCGTCAACGTGCGATGGATCAAGCCGTCCGTAAGGCAATGGTCATTCTTAACGAAGAGGGTGAGATTGCTGAGGTTGAAGAGCTTGTAAAGAATGCACTTCTCGTAAACCGTAACGTAGATGTCGGACAGGAATACTTTGAAGATGTCCATGCTCGTCTACTTAGATCCTACCAGGAAAATAATGAGAACAAGATTGGAACAGTATTCACGACTCACGACCGGCACCTCGAAGGGGGCTTGGCGGCTAAAGAGCTTGCTATTGTGGTTGCTCCCCCTGGTGTTGGTAAGTCTCTTTATCTTGTAAACCAAGGTGCTCACGCGATTTACGAGGGGAAGAATGTTCTCTACGTGTCGCTTGAGATGAGCCAGGATAAGATTGCAGGCAGGTTCGACTCGGTTCTTACTGAGATCCGTAACGCTGATCTTAAGAAGCCTCACGCGCAGTTGAAGCTTAAGGACCGTCTGCATGAAGTAAAGGAAAAGACGAACGGTAGACTTCTGATCAAGGAGTTCCCTACGGGAGCATCGAACGTCAACCAGCTTCGTGCTCTCCTTGTCCAACTCAGGCTTCACAAGAATTTTGTTCCTGATCTGATTATTGTAGATTATCTTGAACTTCTCAGACCAAACCGTATAATTGACTCTGAGTATCAGGCTCAACAACGCATCGCAGAAGAACTTCGTGGTCTTGGTGTGGAGCATAACTGTCTGATCTGGACTGCATCTCAAACCAACCGTCAGGCTCGCAAGGTCAACATCATCACCGATGCTGAACTTGGTGATTCCTACGGTAAGATCAGACCAGCAGATTGGGTTATTTCTCTGAATCAGACTCAAGAAGAGTACGACGAAGGTTCGATGAGAGTCTTTGTTATTAAAGCCAGAGACTCGAAGCAACACTACCTAATTAACGTGAGTATCGACTACTCCACTTTACAGATGAGAGAACCCTCCCATGAAGAACAACACTCCGAGTGAGTTTCCTTTTATCAAGGAAAAGAAACACATCTACAACAAATTTATTGAGAAGGAGATCACCCATGTAAATCTTGGGTGGGCCTCTTTCATCATTGAACTACACTCTGACCTCCACCAGGATGACCAGAAGGTAGATGGTGTCTGCATTTGGGACGAATATAAGATCAAACTTGAGATGAATCTTTCTGATTCTGATGCAAGAGAGACTATAATTCATGAAATCTACCACTGTATGCTTGAAGGCGCAGGTCTTGATGAAAAGAACTTCGATTCTCAAAGGATGTTCTTGACCAACGAGCAGCTTGTGGTAGCATTGTCCAAGCAGACGATGACTCTGCACAACCTTAACCCTAAACTCTTCGCAACGATCTATGGTTAGTTACATCACAGTAAACCAAAATCTTGGTGTTCCTTTTCTCAATCATGAAGTCTATGATGAGATTTGTGTTCACATTGGTCGTCTGGCAAGCGATCCTACTCAGGTCGCTAACCAAATGTGTGAAATTCCGACCGTGTATGCCTATTATTATGGTATCATGATTCGTATCAAGCGACTTCTCGACGACGCCGAAGAGAACTTTGAAGAGTTCAAGGCTACTGCTCGGACTGAGAAGCGATCCGAAGGTGCCAAGCTCACCGCTGTCGCTGGTGAGGACTACGTAAACTCCCTTGAGGAGTCTCAAAACTTTACTTCTGAAATTCGTCATCTCCGAGAGTCTTACGGTTATGCCAAGGGCATCTGTAATACTCTGGATATGAAGAAAGATATGCTTGTCCAGCTTTCCGCTAACAGTAGGCAGGAATCCAAGCTTTACCAATAACTTGTTAGCA